CTTTTCCATATTCTTATAATTTGTGAGGCTTGCGCCTCGGTTAAACATCCTTGTTTCTTAATTACGTTGTAAAGTTACAACTTTTTTGTGTACCTACCAAATTTTCTGTGATAAAAATAGCATTTTCTTTGCGAAAAAGTGCGTTTTTAACATTTGAACCGCCAAAAATATGTTGTAAAACATGTTTTTACAAACCTTATCTGCGGTCGCTGTCGTTGTCCTCGATGTACTGCAAGATGCACACAATTCCACCGTAGAACGCCAAACCTGCGTAGAACATCATGCGCCATCCGTGGGTGAGTGTGGCTATCGCCAACGCTGCCGCGAACAAGAAAAATATCGCGGCAAACGTTAGCAACTGGAACCTGCCGATGAACAAATCTATTACGAACGCCAATGTTACGAGAATGCGTTTCTTCCACTTCTTCATAGTCACGCCTCCTTTCCGTTGATGCCGAACAAGAAGTTGGCATCGCAATCCAGGTACTCACATATCCGCTTGACCACTGTCGGCTTGATGCCTGCGGTCTTGCCGTTCATGAGGCTGCACACCTTATTGAGTGCGCAACCTATGGAACTGTCGGGAAATACGTACATAGCGAGTTCTACTCGGTGAATGCGTCTACCCTGCATCTCGGCTCTCGCAACTGCCTCTCTTAGTCTAAACATGGCTTTCCTCCTTTCTCTCGCTAAATGTCTTATATACCGTGCTCAATAACTTATCGTGTACCAGTTGTCCGTAACCATCGTCCCGAACGGTGTAGATGCTTACCATGGCGGTCGGAAACTTCATAACCTCGCACCATGTGAAGAAACTCTCGCGATGTGCAATGGCTACTTCCTCGCCACCTACTATCACTGCCGTAATGTCACTATCCTTGTCGAGGAAGGTGTTGCGGAAGTGCTTTTCTACGAACAGAATTTGCCCTGCTACTTCCTGGCTCTTGCCCAATTCATCAATGATATTCATATTCCGTCTATTTTAAAATTCTACATCCAGTCTTCAAATCCGCAACACGGACAGCGCATCAGCACTTCCGTATCGTGGCACTCGTCCCAATCATCGTGTGAGCGCCAGTAATCCGTTGCCTCTAAATCAAACTCGCCACATTCCGGGCAATCGCCTACGGAGTGTATTTCTACCGCCTGCAGTGCGTCAGTCATGCGCACATCGAAGGAAGGAATCCGCGCCTTGCGTGCAAGGTTGAACAACGTCAGCTCTTCGTCACCCCATGCGTCTAATAACTCGCGTATGGTCGTGCCGTTATTGAGTAGACTGTCCTCATCCATGTTGCACATCCAGTCTTCCTTGTCGGTAAACTCGGTGTTGTCTATCGCCTGCTCTATCTGCTTAGCGATTACTGCAGGTTCCATGCCCATAAGACGTGCGATTATTATCACCTGCTTATCTGTTGCCTCTATCTGATACGGCTTGATACCACTTCTCATTTCTTATCCTCCTTGTTTTTATTGTTCTTAATCATGTTCTTCCAACCGCGCACCATTGCTATCCATGCAAACGTTACGCTCAATACGCCTACAATTGCCGCTGCGGCTCTTACACTCTCATGCTTGGTGCCTTCCAACACCCACTGAATACTCCATGATATGGCAAATATCGCTGTCCAAATCATGCCTTTGTTTACTGCTTTCATTTTCTTATCGTTTTAGTGGGGGTGCTGTCACCACCCCCGGGGTTATTACTTATTACAATTCTTCCATTACTATCAGGTTACTACCGCTTACTACTTCGAAGTTGCTGCGGAGTGCATTCGCCTCGCTCTCTGTAGCCGCGTATGCTAATACCATTCTTGTTGCCTCGTCACGTACCGTAAAATTCTTTTCCATATTCTTATAATTTGTGAGGCTTGCGCCTCGGTTAAACATCCTTGTTTCTTAATTACGTTGTAAAGTTACAACTTTTTTGTGTACCTACCAAATTTTCTGTGATAAAAATAGCATTTTCCTTATAAAAAAAGTGTGTTTTTAACATTTGAGTCGCCAAAAATATGTTTTATAACATGTTTTGCTGTACAAAAAGCGGTGAGCCGTTACCAGCCCACCGTGAAACCTATTTAAAAATGAAAGAACAATCCTTGAAAACGTTTGTTTGTTGTCTTTTGCTTGCATCCCTTACGGGGTGCGCCTTCGGTGCCATCCATACTGCACCAATAATAGTAATAGGAGTGCCACAATCGCGCTCGTTGCGTACTTCTGCTTTATCTGCTGCCACCATGTAAGCGACTTCTCCTTATATATAGTCTTCGTGGTTGTGGTCGTTATTATCGAGTCCTGCCGTATATACTTATATTGTATCTCCTGCGGCTTATCCTGCGCTATCGTGGTAAGGTCGTGGTACAATGTGCCATCCTCTCTTATCCACGCCCTGCTCTTGCACCACTCGCTAGATAGCTCGCTGCTATCGGTTGCTACCTGCCATACCGTATCGGCTGCAATGGTGATGGTAATAGTGTCGGTAACTTCCACCGGCACTTCGCGTATTTCGGTGCGTATGTCCGTAGCGGTTTGTTCGGTAAGGTGCGCTCTGCACCCTACCAAGACAAAACAACTAAAAACAACTAACCTAATATATCGCATCCTTATTGCTGCTTGTTGATGTATGCTAATATTCCGTTCACATGGCACGCGACAATAGCCGCCTTACCTGCTGCGCTCTTCATATACGCAACGTCTTCTTTGTTGTCGTGGAAAAAGTTCTCGGTGAGTACTGCCGCGCACTTCGTATATCGAAGGATGTAGTAATTCTCCTCCTTGTCGGCATCGCCATCCGTATAATCGGCGCGTATTCTCATTCCTGGGAACGCCTCTTTGGCTGCCTCGTATAAGCAATCCGCTAACTCATCAGCCTTTGTTTTGCCCTTCGATGTCCACGCTTCCCATCCGCGCCCTGCTGCCCAATCTGTACCGTTGCCTGCTGCATTGCTGTGTATCGACACCAACAACACATTCTTCGTTCCTTGCTTATTGCAGATAGCATTTACTCTTCGCACGCGCTCCGTGAGCGATACATCAATAGTTTCGGGTGTTATGCGCTCCGCATCCACACCCTTCTTCGTGAGCTGACGTACAATATCCTCGGCTATCTCACGCGCAAATGCGTACTCGCGCAATGTACCATCAGGTGATCGCTTTCCTGCGGTGTTCTCGCCATGTCCATTATCTATCAATACTTTCATTTCTCTTCGCTTGTCTTACTCTGTAACTCTTCGGCTATCTCCTTCAACACGCCCTTCGCTTGCTCTGCCGTTGCCGCCTGCACTATCTTCTTCACTACCTCGGGGATGTCCGCTGCGTGAGAGTGCTTTCTACGGCTATTCTCCACTACACTGCGCCCTTCAATCAGAATTACGCTTAACGTGCATAGCATGGTGACGAACGGCAAGATGTAGCAATCAAGTAGGCTACCCAATGCATCGAACATCAACGAAAACATCAACACCTTGACGTAATCCCCAATCTTCGTGATAGTCCGTCTAAATCCATGACTCTGCAACTTCTCGCCCAGTGCCCTCGCTGTGGATGTGCCCGAGTAGAAATCTATTATGTTGGCCGCAATCGCGAACAACCAACAGATAAGCACTATCACCACACGAATAACGATGTAGTATATCAGCGCATCGAATTGTTTTGCTTCTATCAAACTTAACATGCCGACAAAGTTAGCGCAATTTTCCATGTCGAGCAAAAATTTTCGCTAAAAAATTGTTACAAATCGAAATACCATCTTATCCACCGCGGTTTGTCCTTGTCTTTAAGGTGAGAAATCGCTAATTTGACGGCTATCTGCTGCCGATTCTCTTCGTCCTCTATCTCTTCCTCCAATACTTCTCCCTGGTCGCTTAGAACCATGTTTATGGCGGTATATAGCGCCCAAAAGTTATAGTAAGGTTTCTCGTTCTTCGATATATCTTGTGTTTCGATGTATTCTTTTAGGCGGTCGGTGGTAACCTGCTCGCCATTCTCGCCATTCCATGACTCCATGCTGCTCACTATCTTGCGAGCCTCATCCTTGGTTAGGTAGTTGTTGTATTCTTGTAGTCCGTCCGCTACGGCTGCCCACCGCTCTACATCTTCTTCGCTCATCCTATCGCCTATTCCTCGCAGTATCGTATGTAGTATATCCACATCCCGAACGCCCATTATAGCACGTGTAAATTTATTCTCCATCGCTCTTTTTCAATATCTGCTTAAACATGTTCTTTATCTCACCAATATTATCCTCCAACGCCCGGAACCTCGCCTCTGTTTCTGCTCGCTCCTTGTAGATAGGGTTTATCTCGGAGAGTATTTTCTCCGACTTGCTTATCACTTCCTTCTGTCGGTCCATACTCTCCAATATCTTCCTCGCCTGCTCGCGCATAGCCTCAACCTCTTGCACCAATCCTGCCTGCTCGGTAGCCAATACAAGGTTGCCTGCATACGTGACGCTCAATGCGTCAGGGATGCAGTAGGTAGCTGTCTTGCCATCCACCTGCACCGTTACATCAACTACCATATTCACGCCCTGCCCTGCCGTGGTCGGTTTGCTCATATCCATACGCGGAAACGATACGGCTGTCACGATACCTTTATCAACGCGCACTGCCTGCTTATCCAGTATGTAGATAGGGTAATTCTGTTTGATGTCCTTAAATGTCATATCTTCTCGTATTAAATCGGCTCGGAGGGTCTTATTGTGTGTTCCTTCCGAGCCGTGATGATACATAATGTTGTAATTCTCTATGCTGTTGCGGCTGCCGTACTCTCTACTGCTGTATCTCGTGTTGCAGGTGCGATTGCTACGGTTAATGAATCATTAACGGTGTACCCATGTGCCTTGCCGCCCTTCACTCTGCCTACCATATTCAGCGTAATACTCTTGGGTATTGCTGTCTGCCCCTGGAATGCAAGGGTGAAATTCTCGGTGAATAACTGCGTATGTGCCTCGCATCCGCACCCACTCTGTGTTACTACCGTCATAACTGCCGTAACGGGCACAAATACGGTAGATAGATTGAGCGTAGGCGTGCCAACGGTGTACGTGACACTTACCTGCGGTTGTATCGTGGACGCAATGCAAAACGCTCTACATAGACGCTCGCGGAAGGTTGCCTCAAAGCTCAACTGGTTTGCAACTGGTGCTGCCGCCAATCCTACGGGGAAAATGGTAATCATCTTTCGCCCTCCTTCCTTCTAATTGCATCCGCAAGTCGTGCTACATCCACATCCGCCATTGATAGCCTGTGTAATAGCCTGCGTCTGCTTTAGCTGTGAAATTTCAAACTTCGCATCCTGCAACTTCTGTGATGTTTCCAACCCCCAGTGAGTATTCAAGGTGTCAATAATGCGCTGCGTGTTCGCGTTGCCTGCATTGATAATGCTGCACGTCTGCGCTTGTGTATTGTAGCCAACTTGACAGAATCCTTGCTGCATCTGACTGCTTATGTTATTAAATCCCTGCTGTGCTGCTGTTCCTACGGCATTGATTGCGTTCTGTATGGCGTTCGTCTGTTGGCAATTCTGCAGCTGGTTCTGATACCCCATCTCAAGGATAGATTTTTGCGTCTGACAGCAACAAGATTGCAGCGCTTGCGTCATGTTCGCATTACCCAATGTAACCGCGTTAATTACGTTCTGAGCGCTAAATCCAACCTGACCTGCCAACTTCTCTATACCACTGCGAACATCGCAAACCGCGCCTTGCAATGCGCCAAAATTACAGTTCAAATTTTGTGCCAACTGATTAATGGCTGCATCGTTCCCGTTTACTGCCTGCATAATCAAGTTGCTATTCTGATTGTCCTGCATCTGACTGCGCAAGGATTGTATCTCGTTCTGCAATTCGATGTTCTGTTGTGCTTGTCCGCCACCGTTGCCATCCCAACCGTTACCGTTATTGAAGAACCGTCCTGCGAACATCATCCATACGAGATATACAAATGGATTGTTCCACATACCATTCGCGCCTCCGTTCATCATCATTGCAGGCAACCAACTATTCTGATTATTACCCATGTTTGCACCAATATTCATACCTTCTGCAAACCCTGCGTTGCTCCCTCTGTCGCAACAAATTACTCTCTCATCTCCCATTTCTCTGTCTTTTAAATGGTCGTTACTCTGAAAATTCTCTCCGCAAAAAAAATCGTAGATTGAAAAAGGTGGCGCCACCGGTTCTCTCTCTCATTTTGCATGGCGCAAAACTACTGCTTTTATTTCAATACAAGAAAATATTCTGCGTTAAATCTCTGTTACATTAACGTTGTTTGTACGTTCGTCCATGCAAATTAAACTACATTCAACATTTTACTCTTCAATCGTGCCCTTGAAGTAGTAGCCTCGATTGCTCATGATAGTGCAATCCAACGGAAGGAACGTTTTGTCTACTTGCTTTAAAACACCGCACAAATCACGAAACCCACCACCTACGAATCGTTTTCTGCCTTCAAACTCGATTTGCATTTTAAGGTAGTCGGTATTTTCGCGTTTTTCCGATGGTCGCACCTCAAAGTCCAAAATCTTGATAGGCTTACCTACCAACGCATCAATATTAATCTTATCCCCTTCAAATGGTCGCTGTATTTTTTCAATTCGCAATTCTGCTAAATCCATTTTGTTGTTTCTGCTATGTTTTACGATGTTTATTAGATTCCGCGCATCACAATGTTTGGCGATGCCGATGTAGCTTGGTACGCTCTTATCTCGCGCCCTCTTCCTTACAAACGCTTTCTTTATCCGCTTACGAAGTCGCGTATAACGTTTTCTATAAACGTAACCTGCGAAGTCGATGCCTCTTCCTTGGCTTGTGTCACCCACCTTATATATTTGTCGTTTGTGGTTTACTTCCAATCCTAAGTTGTACCATGCGAAGTTCATAATGCGGTGCATCCATTCGTGTAACTCTCGCTTATCATCATGTAAGATGTTTCCATCATCAATAATGCGGAAGTAATGCCGCGCTTTCAACTCCTCCTTAATAAATCTGTCTAATGGCGTGATGAACGGATTTATTAGCAATTGCGATATATATCTTCCAATTAGTAACTCGTTACAGTCACCCAACGAACAATCTATAAGATGCAGCATTTTCTTGTCTCCAATATGCCGCTCCAGCACCTTCATAAGTCGCTCCTTGTCCACGCCGTGGTAGCACTTCTTGAAGTCGAACCGCAAACAATACAATGTCTTTCCCTTCCTGCGGAACTCCTCAACGGCTCGCTTAATCTTGCGATTCATATTGAATGGCGCAACCTTGCGGTTGATGCCTCTACCACGGATGCAAGCGTATGTATCGTCCGTAAGGATGTTTCGCAGCTTTTCACCGCAAACAATCTCTATTAGGTGTTCTACAACTCTATCGGGAAAGAACGGCACAATTGTAATATCACGCATCTGCCCAAACTCCGTCCTTCTTGGCTTGGTTTGAATGTTGCAAAGTCGGTACGTATCGTTAAGTAACATATCTTGCAGGCGTTCCGCGTATCGGTGCTTATTGCGCAGCACCCTCTTCACGCTCTTGTAGTCGGATTTTCCATCTGCCGCCTCTTCGATAGCTTGCTCAATCGTGCGTATATCTGTGGTAATACTCCATACGTTTTTTAATCGTTTCATATCGTTTTCCTGCTCTTCCGTGTGAGCCATTTTTCGCTCGCGTTCGCGCTGCGTACAACTGCAACGCTACTAACCAACGGAGCAACCTCGTATCTTCGTCCTCTTGTCTGTCATTTTTCAGCGTTCTGCTGCGGTCGCTCTCCTGCTGTGCCCTTCATAATCTTGTCACATGTAAGCCGAGCCGATGTTCGTACTCGTGTTCGCAGGCGAATTGTTGCAATTCGCGTACCGAACCACGTCATTGCCGTTGTTCGCATTGCCGCCCACGTGGACACCGCGCAAGGAAAGCCAACCTAAAACGATTAAAAGCGCAACAGATAAAGTTATCCTGCCTCGCTACGCCTCCTTATATCCTGCCTCCTTCGCTGCCTTGGTTATCTCTTCAATGAAAGCCTTATACTCTTTCACCATTGCGTCATTCTCGTTGTCGCTACGCACCAATATCGTCTGCTGCTCATCCTTGGTGTAATTGTCATTAATGGCTGCTTTTAATATCTTCTCGACGGTGACGGGTGTTTCCACCTTGTGAATCACGTCAGCGCGATAGTGGGTGTCCAATTCGCCCTCTTCGTTCTGTGTGGTCTCCTCCGTGATGTTCAAAGGAACATTCACCAACTCACCCCAGGGGGTTTCCGTTGGCTGTTCCTCATAGTATAGCTGTCTGTCTATCATTTTAGTAAACTACTTTTAATGTAAATGTATTCGTTTTTGTTCTCTTAGTCACCCTATGCAGGATGTCCGCTTTGTCTTGGAGTTGTTCGATTTCGGACTTCGTCCGCGGTTCGCGATTTAAGATGTGGCGGAGGCTCATCGCCTCCAACCATCATCTTTATTCGGTTTCGATTTCGACTTCGTCTTACGTTCCTCGTTATTCGTCAAGGAGGCACACGAAAGCCGAGCCGATGCCCGTACCCGTGTACGCAGGCGAATCGTAGCAATACGCGCACCGAACCACGCCATTGCCGCCGCTCGCATCGCCGCCCACGCGGACACCGCGCCTAGTCTTTACGCCCTGCTTAGTTTCGGCTTGCAAATATAGCAAACTATTTTCATATGAACCAAATCCGCCACCAAAATCTTTACCAATTATCGAAGAAAATCCGTTTTTCGTCCAAATTGTCTTGCAATAACGAATCAGAGATACGGTATAACTTGCCCATTCGCCCAATTTATCGTACTTGGACTCGAACTCGAATTTACTATCAGTTGCAACCTCTTGCGTTGTGGAAGTGTCAAGGCTTGCGTAATCGGGGCAACGCCATACCTCTCCAGTGGTGCTGCCATCTTCGTTTACGCGGTTGATAATTTCGTATCCGCTTATCCAATCCCATGCGTTACCGTATCGAACTATAGCACCGCGCACAATCGGTTGGCGAAGTACCACGTCAATGGTAAGGTTCTGCTCATCACCGCTTGCAGATGTTGCAGCTTGCAAGGAGAAAGAAAATTTCTTGGTGTAGATACCTGTCATTACTCCGTCCTCCATGGACTGCACATACTCACCGTCCGAGTTCTTTATTTTCTCCAATTCCACGCCATCGGATGCAGCTAACTGGCCTTCGAATATCTTCAATAGCGGATATCTGTTATTAACTATCTTCCATATATTGTTAGCTGTTCCGTTGATGTAGAGATCGGTTCCGAATGTGCCGTAAGAATATGTATTTCCGTTATCGGCTGTGATTCTCACGCCCGTAACCTTTCCCCATGTCGATGCCGTAGGGGACACATTCGCGCTGATTGCGTGCCCCATAACTCCATTCAGGTTTTTGGTGCGGAACTCGATAAACCATAATGCTTGCATAAGCTCCGCTGCTTTATTGTAGTACGGAAGGTAAGGTGCGTACTTATCGCTGCTATTCTTGGCTCTTGCAGCCTTCTCGTAGTTATAGCGCGATGTAGCGGTAGTGGGGTAACCACCGCTGTAATTTGTGCCGTAGCCTGCAATATCGGCAAGGCCCGTGCCCTGCGAACCATTTACTGCATCGTTGCGAATTAATCTCTGCTTGCCATCAAGGATAACCGATTTGTCGGTAGGAAGTGCGATAGGTGGAATATATACCGCGGTATCTCCATCGTAAGAGAATGCCATATCGCTGATGATGAAACGCTCGTAAGTTTCGTTCGTGCCGCCCAAAATAGCATATATACCGTTCGGAAAGCATTGCATAATATCTCCGCCATCTGTTCCATCAATGGCGCTTGTACTGCCATCCTCCAACTCTCGCCAATTCGTTTGATTCAGTACTGCTGCAGGTTTCGCGTTGATAACATCGCATACCTTTAGCAAGCTTAGAAAACGCTGCTCCTTAATCAAATCGGCATCGCCTATCAACTTGTGATAGCCATTCGTTCCTCCTTGGTTGCTCGTTCCGCGAGTGAACTCAATACCTGTGTAGTGTTCCATCTTCTTCAATCCGCTCGCATCGTCCACCGCGGAAGGAAGTACTATTTTTAACCCATTTTTCGCCATATATATCAAATTATATATTATTCATTATTCGCTGCGGCTGCTGCCATCGCTGCAAGTTGCTCTTCTAATGCAGCAATACGCTTTTCAAACTCGCGGTTCTTCTTCGTCTGCTCCTCGGTGTTGCCTTTCGGTGCGTACAATTCGCCATTTGTTCTTACGCCAAACACAATCACGCCATCCTTGTCTACTACCCAATGAATAAACTCTTCGTTCTCCTCGTTGTAGCTTATCATTGCACGTTCTCCGATAGCTGCATCGTACTCCGCGCGAAGGGTCGCTACGTTGGTGTTGGTCGCTGCCAGGTTGTCGGTCAATGTCTTGTCGGCTGCTTGCCTGCTCTTCGCCTCGCTGTCAATATTTTTCTGCAGCTCTGCATCCGCGTTTGTTCTTGCCGTTGCCTCGGCAATGTCGGCTTGTTCGCGTTTGGCTGCCTCGTCAGCGTCCGCGTTGATACGCGCCTTTTCTTCCGCAATGTCCGCGTTGGCTCTTGCCGTTGCCTCGGCAATGTCGGCTTGTTCGCGTGCGCTCTCTTCGGTAGATATGCGCTCATCCAGTTTCTTATCCTCGGCTGTTCTTGTGGCTGCCTCTTGCGTAATGGACTGCCGCAACGAATCGTCCGCCTGCTGCCGTGCCGTAATCTCGCTTGATAGACTGCCGCTAACCTCGCTAATCTTGTCGGTGTTGCTGTTGATGTCCGCTTGCATCTTGTCACGTGCTACCGCGCCATCCGTTGCAAGAGTGGAAATCTCGCTGCCTAACGTAGATTGCAGGGCTGCGATATTGTCGCTCAACGTCTGCGTATCACTCTCGCGCTCCTCCTGCTCGGTGTTAATCAATGTTTGAAGTGTTACTACTTGCTCGGCTCGCGCCTGCTGCTCGGTGTCGATACGTTCGCTCAATGCCTTGTCGGCTTGTTCGCGTGCCTGCCGCTCGCTTGTAAGTCCGTCCGTAAACGATTGCATATCATCCACTACCTGCTGCACCTTGTCGGCTTGTTCGCTCACTTCTCCCTTAATCTCTTCGATGTCGGAAGTAAACGTTTCATGCGCTTTGTCGTTGCGACTCGTGAGCTGTCGCAAAGCCGTAATGGTGTCCTCGGCTTGCCCCTTCGGGATAACCACGGAACCATCCGTTCTTCGAATGCCGAATGCAACATTGTTGTCCGCGTCCACAATCGCAAAAATAAACTCTGTTGTTTCAACGATTTGATATCCATCCAGTACGCTGATTTTTTCGCCTATTTGTTTTGTTTCGTCCGTAAGCGATTCTATCTGCTTGGTATGCTCGTCAATTGTGGCTGCTTGGCTCTCGGTTGCCGTTACTCTTGCCGCAATCTTATCCACTGCCTGCTGCAAGTTGGTTGCCTCCATCCCGCTCTCGGTGCTGTTATACGTCACCGCCTCGGCTGTGTTCGCTCCTCCTTGCACGCTTATCGCCTCAATGGTCTGCTTATTCTGCTTGATACGCTCCTGCATGTCGGAGAGTGCCTCTTCTACTTCTGCGTCCCTATCTTGCAGGTTCTTCACATCGCCTTTAAGGTATATCTGTTTGGCTGCTCCTAACTTTCCTTGCTCGGTCGCTGCCGTTAGTTCATCTGTAAGTTTGATTGCCATATCTTCTTCCTGCTAATATACTTCAATCTCCCAATCTGCCTCCGTGAGCTTGTTGCGGCTCTGATACAATCGGTACTCTCCGTAGGTGTTCTGAGCTGTCCGCGGTTCGTCCAACGCTACGGATATACCATCGGATGTAACCTTGCGTATCTCCAACCCCGAAGGTATAAGCAATTGTATTCTCTCGCCTACCTTGGTAGTCACCTTGCCGCGCATTCTTGCACTGTCCGATACTATGCGCTGCATGTTGCTTACCGCTGGGTCACCATCGCCTGCACCGATAAAGCTCAAATACTTCGTCACTTGCTCGGTGTGCGGTGCAAATCCTTCCTTCTGCACGGAGAGAATAAACGTTTCCTCACTTGCTCTGATACTGCTATCTATCATTACGTGCGTGGTAACGCCATCGAACAGTACTTGCTCCGCACTTCCGTACTTCTTGGTAATTCGCACCTTATCGGGCTGCGCCTGCTCACCTCCTGCAGTTATGTAGATTGTCACTTCCTCGCTTGTTCCATCCTCGCTTGGTGTAACGCGCAAGTTTCCTTGTAACTCACCCTTAACGCCAGCGATCTGTTTCTCTACCGTCCTTTTTACCTGCTCGGTCAATTCGATGGTGTCTACCATCACGCCACCAACGCGAAACGCTGTGTTCTCCATCGGCTCGCGCTCGTCCCTAACCTGCTCGGCACGTTGTTTCAAATCCTCGTATTCAACCATCTTACTTACCAATTACATGTAATTTGACTCTGTTATTTTTCATAGGTCGCTGCTGCAGCTCGGGGCACATCTCACGGATAAAACGTCTTGCCTCTATCATGTACGCATCCGCAAGTTCGAATGCACCGTTGTACGCCTGCACTCTGTCGGCTGCGCTTGCATGGCTGGAATATGAATCTTCCTTGCTCACGTAGCCAAACCTTGTTTGCGTGCCGCTGCCGCTCCTTACGATACGCGCGTAAGCGTAGTAGCACAAAGCCGAACGCACACCAATGAACATGTGCCATGCGCCATCTCTGTCTTGGTACTTGCCCCCGGAGTAGAGAAATGCTATGCGGCTTGCTCGGTCAAATGACTCATCGAATGTATCGGTAAATGTGCCGTACTGGTGTTTCTTGATTGCATCCTGCAGCTCCATATATAGCTCATCACCGATATTGACGCGCAAGTCGAACAGTTCCGCCTCCTCGATGCAGCGATTTACAAGCGCATCATCCGCATTGCAAGGTCGCGCATACTGCGTAATATCCTGCTTAGTTATCAATCTTGACTTCATATCATGCCTCCTATCTGCTGTGCTGCAGCGCTTACACCCTCGAACCGAATCGGTTCTATGGAACAATCCGCTGCCGCGAATATGCTACCGCTTAGCACCTTAGTGAACGCACGCTCTATCAACCTGCGCTCCTTGTCTGTTACGCTGTTGTACAAGTTGTAAGCGTCCGTTACAACGTCACCGCCAAAGCCAACCTTACCTTGCTTGATGCAGTAGAACGCCTCTTGCCCGAAACATGCGTAAATGCGTCCTTCCGTGCTGCTCTCGGTTGTTTCGAACTGCTTATCGAAGTTCTGCACCTCGAAAGGTCGGAACTCGGGCACCTCCTCTTCGCTCGCTACATTCATGCCGATAATATTGCATGATTTCTCGTCACCCTGGAAGTCAATGAAATCATCCATGAAGTTCGCAAACTCCTTGTCCGAGTCTCCACTATCTCCTTCGGGTGCCATCTGCCCTTGCTTGGTTATCAACATGCCTGCAGGAAGGAAGTTATTGCGCACATTGCGGTATTTTACATTGCTTATACCCTCATCAATGGAAAGCTCCGTAAGAATGCAGTCGTAACGCGGTATCGCGTACTCGTTCGCTCCGATGTTTGAGATGTAGAGAATCTGCCCTTGGTATTCGCTGATGCCGCCTGCCTCCAACATCTCCTCTCTTACGCTGTCAAGATTGAATACTGGAATGCGGTCTACGGTCTCCGAGTTCACCCATAGCCTCTGTCCTGCTCGCGTTCGCTGCTGCGTCCAGTCGGGATGCAATAGGATGTGATGCACTACTCCGTCCTCGTCAGGTTCTTCTAATCGGCAATTCTCGAAGGGTATGTGCTGCACTTCTACAACATTGCCCCCCAAATCGTAATTTACATGCAGTGCCAACCCTCCGTACATACCAACATCGTGCGCCACCTTAGCCAGTATATCGTCCGCTGTTTCTTGGAATCTGTTCAGCTCCAACGCTGCTAACTGCTCGTCCCGAAAGCCTCTTCCTTCGATGAAGTCCGTGTAACGCTTCATGCAGGCTGAACCTATGGCGCTTGTTGCCACAATGGTCGCAACCTGCTGTGGGTACAAGTTGTTGTGCCCATACGTTACGAGATTTAGCCCACTATTATAGTGTGCCTCAATCCTCTTGCTCGGTATCTTCAACGTTCGAATCTGCATCTTGGCTCTCCTCCTGCTCGGTGTCCTTCAACTCCTCTTCTACTGCTGCATCTTGGCTCTCCTCCTGCTCGGTGTCCTTCAACTCCTCTTCTACTGCTGCATCTTGGCTCTCCTCTTGCTTAGATACCTTCTTCGCCTCGGGTAGAACCTCGAAAAGGTCTGCTTGTTGCGGATAGCGTTTCAGATAATCTTTCGCTATCTTGTCGGTAAGGTTTGCGTTAGTGTACGCCTCGTTTTTCTCAA